GGCTTGTTCTGCTTCTCTAGCTCTTTCGGGTGATAACATACCTTCTGATTCTGCATATAATCTTTCTGCTTGTTGAGCTTGTAAATCAGCCATTCTAGCGGCTTTTGGATCAGCATCTCTAAGTGCTTGTGTAACCTGTCCTCCTAATGTTCCAAGCATTGCCACTTCTCTTTCTTTAGCAGCTTGCTCTATAGGAGCAAATGCTTCTGATGCTCTTCTTTGTAACTCTATTAAACCAGCTTGATCATCAGTGCCAAACAGTGCAGCTTCCTGGTCTGCTAATTCAAGTTTTTGATATTGTGGTCTTCCTCTTGCTTCAGCGCCAATTATTTTAGCCTGCAAGTTAGGATCACTAATAGCTTCCATGTAATCCCTAATTGACTGACCAACATTAATTGGATCGGGTTGCTCTATAACTGTTTTTCCTTTTCCCATTATATTCTACTTAATTTTTTTAAAAACTTTTGTGGATACTCTACCCTTTCTGGGTGACCATTTTTCTGTCTAATGCTAATGATTTTCTTATTCGATATATCTTTATTCTTACTTAGTAAATCAACTGCTAGTTTTTGCATTATATCTTTATTATCAGCAAATAAAAATGCTAAAAAGACTGTATCTGCATTGTCTCTATCTTCCTCCCAATTTTTAATAAAGTTCCAACCATCGTCATAGTTACAATTATACCACATATGAACACCCACAACTTCATCACCTTCATATACTACTGATATTGTATCTTTAGCTAGGTGATATGCCACCATTGTGGTTATGACATCTTTGTCCCAATCATCAAATACTTTTCCATTTTCCTTTCTTATACAATATCCCACTATGTCTTTTACTTTCTTAGGTACTCCATTTATTTCTAGCCAATCACGAACTATAATCGCTTTCATTCTATACTGCTACTAATGTAATAAATCCTCCTGCAAATCTTGAATTTGAGCCATCGTTCCTAGTTAACTTTACTGTAACATATTTATTATCATCTCCAGTTGCGGTAAAAGCACCTGTACTTAATGTCTCTTCCGAACCACTACTACTTTGGCTTGTATTCTTTCCTAATTCAGATACAGAAGTCCTATCATTTATTGCATTATCATAAATATAAAAATCAATTCTTTGTACAGTTAAAGTCAATAAAGTTGCTTTATAACCTTGTGGGATGTCATAACTAGCATAAACATTACTTTCATCTAATTGCGCTTCTCCTCCATTTGTGCTATATGATACATTTGTAAAATGACTAGGTAATACCTTTATTCTAAGTCTATTATTAGGTGTTTTTGCATTACCTATTTCTTGTTGAACAAATGCAGTAGTAGCTATTCGTGTTGAGTTAGTTCCTGCTGGAGCATCTGTAGCTAATGGAGTTCCTCCTAATGTAACATCATCTGAAATGTTTGTTACACCACCATTAGTCATGGTAACATCACCGCTAAGTGCAGCAGCAGTAAATCCAGTACCATCACCAATAAGTATTTGTGTATCAGCTACTGCTTTTGCAGATATTACACCAGTTGAGTTAGCATCTCTAACTAATACGGTATTAGCAGCAGCTTGTTGTACCTTAGCAAATGTTACACCATCACTTGTACCTGTGCTATCCTTTAGTTGAATCTTTGCTCCACTGCTTCCAGTGTCTATCTCAAATGATGTTGAGTCAATAGAGTCAGTAGATATTTTTGCATTATTTACAGCATTATTTAAAGTATCTGCTGTTACTTGATCTCCTTCATTAAATGTATTACCTGTTATAAATCTTGCCATTATATTGCTGGGTTAGTTGATCTAAATGTCTGAGTAGCTGATGTTTTGATTGTTTTAATTTTTGGTCTACCTAAAGTATTTTCTATTTGAAACTGAGCGCCATAAGCCCTTTTATTTCCTATTCTACCACGAATGGCAACATCTTCACCTGCTCGAATAGTAGTTCCTAAGAATGTGCTTGCGCTTCCTAGTAATGAAGCACTATTAGTAAGGTCTAAATCAATATTCTCTGTTTGTATTCTGATGCTAAAATTAGATTGAGTCTGTGGAGAACTCTCTGCTTGTATAGCAAAACTATTAAATTTCTTTCTGCCTATATCAGCAAAAGTATACATTCTTGTTTTAGCTACACCTAAAATTGGGTCTGCTGTTGCTGTTCCACCTACATTAGTAATTGTACGGTCACTGCCTGTTAGGGCTTCATTAGAAAAATTATCATCATCTCCAGCGATTAAATGTATACCTCCATCTATATTGGTAGAATAAACACCTCTCTTTGATCCCATACCTGCGACTATTAAATTGGTGTAATGAAAGTTGGCTGATGAATTAATTTTGTCTTCTGACTCCCACTGTCTTGTTAAGAAATTATATACCAAAATATGACTATTAAAATCATTGCCATCTAGTGGAACTGCTAAGTAATACCTATTATCAAAATAAACTCCTACTGATTTACTCGCAGCATCTTGATTAATTCTATCAATAGTTGATTGTATAGGCTCTGATAACGGAGTTTGTGTACCACGAAGATTATATTCATCTAAGAACTCTAAACTATATACACCATCATCTGATAAG